ATGCATAGGCCGCCTCTCTGCCCTCCCAGTCAAGCATCTCCTTCTTGTGCCTGGGCAGGTCCTCAAGCTCTAGCTTACGCAGAACTGACATCATGGGGCTTGATCCTGGGGTCTTCTTGTCAGCCGGGGCGCCGATGGTCATCAACCACAGCACCGGAGGCACCAGGAAGCCCTTGATCAGTTCTAATCGGCTCCGAGCATCCACCACCCCGCAGACAGCCGATAAGCCTGCAAAGAGTGGCACCAAAGGGTCGCAGCCCACACTTTCCCCGACCTCGGTGGCCCGCCGGGCGATGACACTAGGCCACAGGGACAGGTCCATCCTGGGCGCTGGTGCCATCATGTCATTCATGAGGTCACTGGGGCTGGTGGGGTTTTCCAGAGCAGCGAATAAGCCGGCAATGTCGGGCGCTGGTCTGGTCCAGCCGTGGTCCTTGGCAATGTGAAATAACGTGCCCAGCTTGACGCCGGTAGCCTTGTCTGACTTGAAGCTGCCCCACTGACTGATCATTTCACGCGCACCGGGGTACTTCTCCACCGACTGGGCGCTCCACTCGTTCCACAGGTAGAGTGCTTGGTCCATCTCGTTTGTCTGGGTCGCTGCCCAGTGCAGCGCCATGCCCACCGACACCCACTCTTCACGGGCGCAGCTTGCCGGGATATGCTCCATCGCCGACCTGATGTCTTCCCATGACGCCTTGAGCGCGTCACCCGTGGACAACACCCGGTCCTTTTCTTTGTCAAGCATAGACTGCCACAGGTCGAGTAGTGCTTCAGGGATGATGGGCAGACGCATCCAGTTGCCGTTACCTGCCCAGCGGTAAGGCTGCTTGGTGTCAGGGTGGATGCTGGGTGGTAGTACGTCCTGCACCGTCACGCCGTTGGCCGTGGCGCAGCGCAGCTCGTAACTGGTGTTGCCGTTGATGATGATCTTCTTGGAGGGCAGCGCCAAGCCGAATGGCATCCGGTAGATCAGCTTGCCGCGACCACTGCGCCCACTGTCCACAATAACAGCGTCAGCGGCACCGTAAAGTGCGTTGAGGTCGATGCCGTGGGGCAGCAGTGCAGCAGACGCCGACACCCACTCGTCTATGTCCAGCGCCATCGTGCCGCTGTAGGCGTGGGCCAGACCGATGCCAAATCCCTGGGGTAGTTCGGACTGGGACTTGATGGCGTTCTCTTTGAGGTTCCATCCTGGGGTGCGTGGCCCCTTGGTGCCTGCTGGAATCGGCACAAGGCTCCAGCCATGTCGTATATAGGCATCAACTGATGCTGGATGCTGGGTAACTTGTGTTGCTGTATTCATGCTTTGCCTGTTGGAAAATTATTTTTGCAATTTATGTTTTACATTGTAGGTCAACGTGCTACACTTGCGGCAACAAATCAGGAAATATTTATGGCAACCAAGCAAATGACCAAATTTTTGACCGTGAGGCTCACGCCTACCGATCACAAAGCATTTCACCGCAAGGCTGACCGATACGGGAAACCGTCCGATCTCTTGCGTGAGATAGTGCAAGCGTTCACTGAGGACAGACTTGTAATTCAACCACCTGTAAACCCAAAAGAAAGCCTCTATGTTAGAACTTAAAATTGAATCCCTGACCGCCGCCATCAACACACTGATCGACGCAATCAACAAACAAGGTACTCATGCGCCAGTTGCTCCTATGGTTGCTCCTGTTATTGCAGCACCTGCCCCAGTAGCTGCGCCTATCGTAGCTGCTACACCAGCCATGCCAGCCCCTCCCACGTTTGCTGCCCCAGTGGCTGCACCTGTGCCAACTGGTGCCCCATTCAGCGACCCCAAGGGACTGATTGAGTTCGTGATGACATCGTACAAGAACCTGGGACCAGCCAAGGGCGCTGGCATCCAGGGAGTTCTGACTGGCCTTGGCTACCAGAACATCAATGATGTGAAAGCCGAGCATTATGCAGCGTTGTACTCTGGCATTGAAGCATTGAAATGAGCGCACACGCCCAACTGTCTCCATCGAAGCGCAACCGTTGGGCCTTGTGCCCCGGTTCGATTCGGGAGGAGGCCAAGTACCCTGAACAGGAATCTGGCCCTGCCGCCGCCGATGGCACCCACAGCCACACGCTGCTGGAAAAGTGCATTGAGGCCAATTTGGCTGACCCTACCGGCATGGCAGGTGTCAAGATGGTTGACCATGAAGGTGAGTTCACCATTGACGCTGACCGTGCTGCACGGGTCAAGGTCGCAATTAAGTACATCACTGAGCAGTCAATGAATGGTTTGCTGAAGGTTGTATCCGAGCAGCGTGTTGATCCTGCGTTTTTATTGGGCCGTGATGACCTGTCAGGTACAGTTGACGTTCAGATTCTGGGCAATGATATGCTGGAACTGATCGACTACAAAGATGGTATGGGTATCGTTAGCGCCAAAGGCAACTTGCAGCTTGAGCAGTACGCTTATGGCGTCCTGGCTGGCTACAAGCTGCCCGTTAACGGTGCCTATCCCTTCAACACGGTACGCATGACCATCATCCAGCCTAAGCTGGCGCTGCGTGGCATGAATGCAATCAGTTCGCATGATGTATCTGTTGCTGACTTGATGGCGAACATGGGTACAATCATCAAACAAGCTGCTGCCACTGATCAACCAGATGCACCGCTTGTGCCGGGTGATAGTCAATGTAAATTCTGCCGTGCTAAGGGGTCATGCTCCGCACTGGCAAGTAACGTAATGAAAGAGGTCGGAATCATGTTTCAACCAATTGCTAGTAAACCACTCGACATTGCGCAGCAAAGCGCCGATAAAGAACCGTCCACAATGGACGATACCCAGATCGCTCAGATCATGGAAGCAGCCCCCCTAATGCGTCAACTTCTCGAAGGTGTAGAGAAGGAAGCCCTGCGCCGCCTGAAAGCCGGTCAAACTATTGCTGGCCTCAAGCTGGTCAATGGTCGCGGCTCTCGCACTTGGTCATTGAACGATGAAGAGACTGCTGCCCGACTGATCAAGATGGGTGTGCCCAAGGGTGCGGTCTACGAAACCAAACTGGTGTCTCCTGCCAAAGCTGAGAAGCTGACCTGGGAGAAGACCAAGGCTGGTGAGAAAGTCAAAATGCAACTGTCAGATCGTCAACTCAAGACGATGAACACCGAGTACGTCACAAAGCTGGCCGGTGCCCTTACAGTTGCTCATGAGTCTGATGAACGCGCTGCGGTCATCATGAACGCTGCACCTCTGTTTGGTGCAGTGGAAGCGCCGGTAGTGGAAGCACTGCCAGCATGGTTACAGTAAATCAACGAAAGTAAAAAATGTCAGATATTATCTTTTTGTCGAATGTCCGTTTGTCTTTCCCCCACCTCGCAGAACCTCAGAAGCAGGTGAACGAGCAGACTGGTCAAACTCGTATCAGTTACAACTCTGAGTTCCTGATGCCCCAAGACCATCCTGGGTTCCAGCAGTTCATGAAACGCTACGGTGAACTGGCTCTTGCCAAGTGGGCCGAGCATGCCAACACAGTCATGGGCATGATCCAAGTGGATCGCAAACTGCGCTGCTTTGGTCTGGGCTCTGAGAAGGTCAACAAGAAGACCTTCAAACCCTACGATGGTTATGACGGCAACGTCTATATCACCGCTGGCCGTGATCAGGCTCCTCAGATGATCCAGGCTGACGGCCAAGCCATTGACCCCAGCAACACGATGGCATTTCAGCAACTGGCCCGCAAGATGTACGGTGGCTGCCGCGTCAACGCTGCTGTGAAGCCTTGGCTGCAAGTGAACAAGCATGGCAATGGCATTCGCTGTGACTTGGTAGCCGTTCAGTTTGCTGCTGATGACACTGCGTTTGGTGAAGGTGCTGCTGATGCGTCAAGCATGTTTGGTTCCGTGGGTGCTACACCTGCCGGTATGCCTGCTGCCTTTGGTATGCCTGCTGCACCGTTTGCTGGCCTACCCTCGTTCTTGACGTAATGTAATTGGGGGGAAAGCGGATGCTGTGAACGATCGCGGAACTCGGTACGGTGAGTTCGGACAACGGCGCAGACGCAGCGAGTACCCCCACCTAATTGGTAACAGTAATGAGTAACGACTATGTTTATGACATCGAGACATACCCCAACGTCTTCACGCTGGCGGTGGAGCATACAGAAGCGCCGCTACGCTGGTCTTTTGAAATCAGCCCCTGGCGCAATGACAGCAAAGAGATCATCTCGTTTCTCCAGTATCTCAAGGATACGAATGCCCGGATGGTCGGGTTCAATAACCTGGGGTTCGACTATCCCGTCCTGCATACGCTGATCCGCATGGGCAACAGTGATGCCCGTACCCTGTACGACAAGGCTATGGCGATCATTTACGGCCAGGATGAGGGTGACCGTTGGATGCACTCAGTCAAGCCGTCTGACCGCTATGTCGAACAAATTGATCTGTACAAGATTCACCACTTTGACAACAAGGCACGGTCCACCAGCTTGAAGGTGCTTGAGTTCAATATGCGAAGCGCCAGCATCGAAGACCTGCCGTTCCCGGTGGGCACCGAGTTGACCCAGGACCAAGTGTTTGTGCTGAAGCAGTACAACGCACACGATGTGGATCAGACCAAGGCGTTCTACTTCAAGACGATGGACATGATTGCGTTTCGTGAAGACTTGACCAAGAAGTATCAACGTGACTTCATGAACCACAACGACACCAAGATTGGCAAAGATTACTTCACAATGAAGTTAGAAGAAGCCGGTGTGCCCTGCTATGAGTTTGGCCCAAAGGGGCGAGTACCCAAACAGACCAAGCGCCCCACCATCGCATTGAGGGAAGCCATCCTGCCTTGGATCGAGTTCCAGCAGCCCGAGTTCACCAGGATTCTCACTTGGCTCAAGGGTCAGGTCATCACGGAAACCAAGGGAGTGTTTGAAGATGTTACCTGTAATATTAAAGGTTTTACTTTTGTGTTCGGACTTGGTGGCATTCATGGTTCTGTTGAATCATCCATCGTGGAGTCCGATGACAAATTTGTTATTGTTGATCTGGACGTTAGTTCTTATTACCCGAACCTTGCCATCGTTAATAAGTTTTACCCGGCTCACTTAGGCGAACAGTTCTGCGACATCTACCAGCACTTGTACGAACAGCGCAAGACATACGGCAAGAAGACCGCTGAAAACGCCATGCTGAAGCTGGCGCTCAATGGTGTGTATGGTGACAGCAATAACCCGTTTAGCGTGTTCTACGACCCGCTGTTCACTATGAGCATCACGCTCAATGGTCAACTGCTGCTGTGCTTGCTGGCCGAGGGGCTGATGCACATTGATGGCCTGAAGCTGATCCAAGTGAACACCGATGGCCTGACTGTCCAGGTGCCCCGTGATAACAAGTGGATGGTGGACATGGTTCGGGCAGCATGGGAATCACGCACCAAGCTCCAGCTTGAGGAAGCCATCTACTCCAGGATGTTTATCCGGGATGTCAACTCGTACATTGCCCAGTATGTCAACGGCTCTGTGAAGCGCAAGGGTGCTTATGAGTACGACATGGAATGGCACCAGAACGCTGGTGGTCTTGTGATTGCCAAGGTGGCCGAGAAAGTGCTGATTGATAACACCCCTATCCGTGAGACTGTGGAGAACTGGCCCGACATCATGGACTTCATGTTGCGTACCAAGGTGCCACGGTCCAGCCATCTGGCATGGGGTGAGACAAAGGTGCAGAACACCAGCAGGTATTACATTGCCAAGGACGGCAAGCCTCTGATGAAGTGGATGCCACCGTTGGCTAAGAAGCCTGATGTGTGGCGTCAGATTGGCGTGGAGTCGGGGTGGAATGTGCAGATATGCAATGACATTGCTGATGCCACCATGCCTGTTGATTTTGATTACTACATTCAAGAAGTGGAGAAGTTATGCCTGGGTCTAGCGTGAACAACATTCAGCACGGTGGTACGCACTACAAAGATAAGTCAATGCAACCGTGGGACTACATTGCAGCCAATAATCTTGGTTACTTTGAAGGAAATATAGTGAAGTACGTCAGTCGATGGCGTGAGAAAGGTGGTGTTGAAGATTTACGCAAGGCTCGTCACTACCTTGACAAATTGATTGAACTGGAGACACAAAATGTTGGAAAAACAAATTGAGGCTAAAGTCTGCGACTATGCCAAATCAAAAGGTGTGCTTGCTTACAAATTCACCAGTCCAGCTAGAGCTGCGGTGCCTGATCGTTTGTTCATTGCACCAGATGGCAGTGTGTGGTTTTGCGAGTTCAAGCGAGAAGGTGCCAAGCCCACTGATGCTCAAGAAAGAGAACACACCCGACTTAGACAACAAAAGGTAAACGTGTTTGTGATTGACAACGTGGACCAAGGCAAACTGATGGTTGATCTAATGGTGGGTTCATGCTAACCACCAATCTATTGCACGGTTACCAGCAAAAGGCCGTTAACTTTCAATGCACTCATCCTAACTCGATGCTGTG